TTTTGATACCATCCGAGTTCTCCCAGCATTAAAGGATTTGAAAGCAACAGAAGATGGAAGTTGACGGAATCCAAGTTAAAACTATTTTTGGTTTCCCAAACTATGCCATCTCAAAAAACGGTCGGATATGGAGCAGTCGTCGGGTAAGAATTATAGGAGGATGGAAACATTTAAGCCTATGTGGGAGTGGTTATTTGAAAGTATCTTTATGGAAAGATAGAATTGAGAAAACGGCTTTAGTACACCGCCTCGTCTTGGAAACCTACGTTGGCCCGTGCCCCAATGGTATGGAGGCTTGTCATAACAATGGCAATAGAATAGATAACCGCCTTGAAAACCTCCGATGGGATACTCGAAGTAATAATCATCAAGATAAAAAAAAGCACGGAACTTTTCTTGAAGGCAATAAAAGTCCTTTGGCAAAATTAACAGAACAAGATATTAGACTAATATTTAATGCCTATCACGATGGGGCTTATTTCCAATATGAATTGGCTGATATGTTTGGGGTGGGACAAACAGAAATCCATCGTATTGTTACTAAGAAAAGATGGAAACATCTTTGGGTGAAAGTTGCTTGATGGGAAAAAATTCATACTATCCTCTGCCCATTGACTATCCTGATTTGTCGCTTGATGCACAGAAGCAGGCAAGACTGGCTGTATTGCACAGGCAGGATACCCCTCAACATCTTGTCGAGGCTTGGAATTTTTTTCGGCGTGTGTACTTGGCGGGGGCTGGGAAGCTCTTTTTCAAAAACGGTTTTGAAGAAAGTCCTCCATTTCACGCCGATATGGTTTATGATTTAGGGCAACATGCCAGAAATGCTTGGGCTGCTCCAAGAGGTAGTGCCAAGAGTACAGTTATCGGTTTAGAGATTCCGATGCTACTTGCTCTTACCCGTCAGCATTATGAAATGTCTGTTGGATTGGCTACGGACAGGCTGGTAGAGGAGCGATTTGATAAGCTGATTCAGCAGTTTGTTGAGAATGAACTTATACTTCAAGACTTTGGGGAGATGAAACCACCGAGAGGTCGAAAGATTTGGAATCATCATCAACTTTCTTTGATGAACGGTGCAGTTATAAAGGGGCTTTCGGTCATGGGCCGGAAAAGAGGAGGTCGCCCCAGACTGTTTATACTTGATGACCCCGAGAATGACCCCGATTCTGAATCACAGGCCGCTGCTCAAGCTGTTGTAGAGAAATTTGAAATGATTTTGTTCCGCCAGATTATACCGATGCTTGAGTCTGGTTCCTCTATCTTTTGGGTAGGGACTTTAATTAACAGACGGTCTTTTTTGTATCATGCTGTGGCAGGGGATGACCCACGATTTGATTTCTGGAATCGTAAAATCTTGAAAGCAATAGCCTACGATAAAGAAGATTCCAGCAAGGTTTCAGTTCTGTGGCCAGAAAAATGGTCTCAAGAAGTCCTTGAGGCTCGGCGGGACGAAATTGGGCCATCGGCTTTTTCAGCAGAATATTGCAACGAGCCGGTATCTGAACAAGACCGTATCTTGGTGATTGACCCTCGCAAGAATGAGTATAGTGTTGAAGGAGAATTTGACTGGAATAACCCGCTGGCTCATACAGGGCTGATAAAATGGACAGAGCGTTATATGGAGCCGGGTCGTCGGGTTTATAAGGACTACGAGAAACCATTCAAAGAACTTGTGTTGCCGATGTACCGAATTTTATTGTTCGATTACGGCAGTGGGATGTCTCAATACAACGACTATTCTTGCATAGCCATTCTTGGATTCGATACCACAAATACTTTGTGGATTCTGGATTTGTGGTTAGGTCGAGCCAAAGATGCAACTCTCTTACGATTGATATATGAGAAAGGATTGGCTTGGCGGCCAAGAGTGCTCGGGATAGAGGCCGTGAGTATTCAGATGAGTTTTGCGGAGGCCGTCAAGGAATATATTGATGAGATGGAGGGAAAGGTTTCACAACCCTGGAGAGCAAGAGTTTTTCCAATTACATATCCGGCTCGTGTATCCAAGAGCCAACGAATCTCTGGGATGGAATGGCGATACCGGCCCGGCAGAATCAAGTATCCGGCACATCTCGCCGGAAAGTGGCCATTTGACCAAGCATATCAACAGACGGAGGATTTCACTCCTGACTTGGCTCTATTACCTCACGATGACGTTATTGATACTCTCTCTATGCACCAGTACGTTGTCAAGAATCGAGGCGGGAAATTCATCAAAGAGAAGGGGAGACCCAACTTATTAGAACGCATTAGACGAAATATCCCATTTATCAAGGGAACCCCATTGCTTTCGGGTATTTCTTCTGCGGAGGTTACTTCAGAGATGCTTGATATATTATCGAAAAGAGCCAGAAAATCAGCAATCGACCCCAATAACCGCCGTGTGGTCAGGGGTCACAGGAACATTGTAGGATAATTTGAAAATACCGGAAAATCCTATTCAGGAAAATTGCATATCTGGGAAACTGAATTAATGGTATATTGGCTCAAATGTCTATTAATGGTTTTGCTCCTCTGGGGTTTTCTGTTAAGGGTAAAGACTTTAATTGAGAACCATCGAAAGGGTTGACAAAAATCAGATTTGTGTTAGAATAGTTAATATGAAAGGAAGGACTCTATGGAAATAGTAAATATACTGAGTATTTTCTGTGGGATACTGGTTCTTTTTTGTATTGCCCTGTTAATCGTATTACTCAAATCGTCTAATAGGATTATAGAAATTAACAAACAACTTCTGATTGTCGTAGCCGGAAAAGACTCGAAACCGGAAGCATTGAGGGCTTTAGTGGCATCAAATAAACCTCCGCAGGGAAAACTAAAAGGTATTGCCACCAGGAAGAAAAAGGATGATAAGCCAAAAAATACTGATTACACTATGGAAATTGGAGTTCACTGATGGCATTTAAGTTCCAGTTGCCTGAAAATACTGCCGGGAATAAAAACCAAGTTGAGCAGATTTTTCAATATCTTGTCTCTGCTGGTAAGAGTAAAATGAATCCTCTCTCAATTAATTGGTGGATTAATCACTATTATATGCGGGGGATCAGAAATTTCTCAAACATCAACTATGGGAGTGGAACACTGAATGCCTCGTATTTAGATGGGTCGGGGGTCTTAAAGTTTCGATACGAAGATATTGTCGCCAAATACCAGACACAACTTGGGAGGCTGTTGACAATAAATTTGGCTCCTGCTGTATCGAGACGGGGAGTGAGTCTTGATGGGCTGAGGAAGGCAAGTACGGCTCAGGTGGTTTTGGACTCGGCATTTCCACAAGAGAAAGTTTCTAAATTAGCCTTGAATGCTTTCCCACCCCTACTTCATTATGGGACGATTGGTTTCGGATTATGGGTAGAAGGAGAAGATAGTATTGGAATAGAGGTTATCAATCCCTGGGAATTGATTTCGATTCCAGTAGATGTATCCACTCCATCAGATGTACGAGGATTGATTCGGGTACGAAATGTCCCCACCGACTTTGTGAAGGGACTTGAAATAACTCCGAGTAAGAAATCAAAAACTTGGAAGGGCGTAGATGATTTGAAAGTTCCTTTTGCCGATTTACCCGCCGATGTGTCCTCAAGATTTCAGGGGACGGCTTCACTTACACATACTGGTGGGGGTTTCTATATTAGGAGTGGTCAAAGCCAAGTCGAGACCCAATGGAAGGGTCGGGGAACTAAAAAAGACAAGACACAGATGGATGTCACCTTGTTGGTTGAGGTCTGGACGGAAACAACTGATGGGTATTTGGCAGAGTATCTTATCTTTGCTGGTTCTTATGAGAAGTTGAATCAGTTGTACCGACACGACCACTCTCAAAGTAAATATCACATGCCCATTAAAATTGCACGGGATATTATTGTAGGTGGATTTTATGGCCGTTCCTTTGTTGATACCTTGATTCCATTGAATACTGAGGCAGAGTATAGTCTTAGTAGTCTTTTTCAGTCAGTAGCCGATTTTGATTTGTATGGTTTGATGATGTGGCCAGCCTCTCTCGGGACTCCTCCAGAAGCTATGAGAGGTCAGGATGGTGTCAAGAGAATAACATTCGAGCCTGATTATACAACTCCTGAACTGAAACCTTATAATATAGAACCCGCAAAATTGACGAAACCTCAAATAGATGGGGCTATGGTAGCCGGGAGTCTGATGGATAAGGTGTCAAATCAGCCAAACGAATTGATGAAAGGAGATGCCCCCGGGCGGGTAGATTCTGCGTCTGGATTAGGAATGCTTTATGAGACGAGTGGTATTCCTCTGTCACCTACCGCTAAAAATGTCGCCGAGGCAGTAGCGGGGGTCTATCGCTCTATGTTAGGAATTTGCAAAGACATTTGGCCTGCGGGGAAAGTTGTCAGTATCAGTAACCTTGATGATTCTCTGGCGGGTATCGCTTTCGATATGGAGACAGGAGAAATTAATCTTGCTCAAAATGCAATCCCAAGTCCTGATGAAGTGAACATTAATATAGCATCTGAAATTCCTATCTCAAAAGAACAACAGAAAATGGAATTGAAGGAATCTCTTGATAAAGGAATACTCACACTTGATGAATTTAGTTTTCAGGTTCGAGAAAAAGGCTTAAATATTCCAGTAGGCAACGAGCAGGCTTGGCAGAATTATCGAAGAGCAAAACTCGAAAATCTATCTCTTTTTGGTGACGGAGAAACCCCCGGCAAAGCTATTGTAAGTGAAAGAGATATGCACATGGTTCATCTAAGTGTGCTTGATGCTTTTATGGCAAGACCAGAATTTTATGCTGCATCTGTGAAAGTTAGAGATGAGTTTATAAAACACTACGAGGAACATAAACTTACTGGATTAGGAAATCTACCAGAAGGAATGCCCCCGATGGAAGAGGCGGCAGAAATGGAAATGCAACCTCCGCAAGAGGGAATACCTCAACAATAATTGAAAGGAACCAAAATGAAAGTAAAATTATTATCTCGGGGAGAGGGGAAAACAACAATCGCAATAAGAGAATCTGCTCGTAGGCAAGCCACAATCGTATGTTTTGGCCATCGTGCAATATGTGAGGTAGAACAGATGGCGAGAACATTAAAATTATCAATTCCACAACCTATTTCATTTGAGGATTTCTTAGAAGGTTATCATCGTGTTACAGAAGTCATCATCGACAATTTAGACGTTTGCTTTTCTCGTCGAATGCCGGATACAAAAGTAGTAATGATAACTATAAACAACGATTGAATTTGAAAGGAACAAAATGGAACCAGAACCCAAAACAGAGCCAGTCGTAGAGCCGGAACCCAAAACAGAACCTAAGACAGAGCCGAAAACAGAGCCAAAGGTTGAAACCCACACGATTAAGGTGGACGGAGTGGACGTTGTATTAACCACTGAAGAACTCAAAGAACGTGCTATGAAGGCATAGGGGGCAGATAACCGTTTTCGTGAAGCTGCCGAGGCCACAAAAGCCGCTGAAAAAGGGGTTCGGATAGAAACTCTTGTTAAGTCAATATCTAACAACGATGCACCGTCAGAAGCCGATGTCCGAGAATTGGCCGGGTTGCTGGAAATAGAACCTGCTGAGTTTATGGCAGCTCTTAAAGAAGGCGACCCTGAACCGAAAACAACCGCTAAAACCACTTCTCCTGACTTTAATAAGCAATTTCAAGAGGTAATGGGAGCCTCCCCTGCGGAGGTCAAGGCTGTTTTAGATTTCTCACAGCAGCGGCACGTCAACGATGCCCGGAAAGAAATTCGAGGAATATCGGACAAAGCGGTTGACAAAGATGAGATAATTGGTAAAATGATAGTAGGTGAGGACAGTAAAGAAGTTCTTGCCGAAGTTAAAAATATGGTAGCTGAGGATGTTCTTAAGAAGATTCAAGATGGCAAACCGTTTGGAGCCGAGATGGTAGCAGCGACAGTACAGAGGGTACGGTCGCAGTTGACCAAACTTGGTATCCCAAAGAAACTCAACCAGCAACCCATCGTTATGGGCCTGGGGCCGGGTGCAGGACTTTCATCTGAAATCCAAGCTGACGAACCAATCAAGCGAGTTTCTTCAATGGAAGATGATCAAGAGAAGAATTTAGTTGCAAGGTATCTTCAAAAGGCAGTTCATACTACCCGAAAAATGAAGTGATTCGCTGGTTGAAGCCTCGACTAACTGCATATTAGTATAAATGTATTTTAGTTAGGGGATAATACGATGACACAAGCAGTTGCAGCCCTCAATAATTTGGTGAGGGAGGAATTACCAATGATGATTACCGAGGCTGGCCCGCAGATAGCCCCGGTATTTGATAAGATTAAGCGGACGGCGTTGGGGGTTAAAAAGCAGGAAGGTGTCGGTCGTGGATACAACGTAATTCACCTTTACGAAACCGGCGTGGCTGGTTTGATTGAGTCGGGTGATCCTCAAGGCCCGCAAATGGAAACCATCACTGGTGGAATGGTTCAGAGATTGAGCCAGACCTCGGCTCATGTAACCTCTAATTTGACAATTTTCCCGGATGCAAAAGATTCGCCTCACATGGGTGATATTAAGAGGACGCTTACCCTCCATAAAGTCGTGGGGAACTTTAGTATTCCTCCTGCCTGGCAGCAAGCTGAGTTATTGAATGCTGCCCAGATTAAAAAGGTGGCACGGGATATGAAGGCCGTAGCGAAACTGAAAGCTATCTATGAGGCTTCCAGCTTTTTCTCCTATAGTGCCGTGAGTTATGATGGTACTACTACTGGTGTAAATCAGGTTCTCGGGAGAATTAAAACCATAGAGCAGACTGACGGGGCGTATGGTAAAATTACCATTAATGAAACCTATGGGCGTATTGCCAATTTCCGCCAGGGTATGCGGATTGATTTAGTTGCAACCAGCACTGATACACTTCAAAGTGGTACTAATAATGCTGGATTGGATGTACTCAACTATGAGGGCGGTGCTACTACAGTTTACATAAAACTTCTCATCACCGGGGTTGATTATCTTGGCAAATCCATAAATGTCAAGGCTATTAATTCATCGACTGGTGCAGCGGTTGATTTTGATTTGGTAAATACCGACGCTGGTGATGCTTTTTCCGTTGTACCGGCAGCGAATGATTGGATTACGGCGGCTCATACGAGTCGTGTTGTTAATCGTCCACAACTTAGTTGGGGACTCAATGATTGGATTAAAGGGTCTGGATATATTCTGGGTGGAGGTTCCGAAGATGCGGCCCTTGATTTGGCTTTGTATCCGCAGTTTAAGTCTCAAGTTAAGGATGTGAGTGGGCCTCTTACCGATGACGTGATTAACGGTTACATCGGCGGCTATCTGGATGCTTATCCTGGTGAGACGCTGGATACCGTGATTACTACGCAGGGCGTTCAGTTGAAGTGGCTACAACAGCCGGGTCTATATAACAACAGACAGAACTACGAGCGTACCGGAAAGGCTCTGAGCTTTAAGGGTGGTTGGTCTCAGATTGCCTATGAGTTCGGTGGACGAACCTATGAGTGGATTATGAGTCCGATGTGTCTGAGCAATACACTGTACGCCATGAAGTTTGGTGGGGACAATATCCAGAGATTTAGTCCCCCGAGACTTGGTGGAATGGAAGCCAGTATGGGGCCGGAGATTGAATTTTTGGCTCCGCTTGGTGGACATAGTGGCGTGTTTATGGTATCACATGCTGATTCAGGTGCTCCGCAGGAGTTGCTGGAATGCCCGTTCTGGTACTATAATTTGATCGCACCTTCTGATCCAAGAGCCGTAAAATTGGAAAATCTTACAGAAGCCACTATGCTTCCGTAGCAGTGACATTGAAAAGTAAATAGGCAGGCGGGGAGTCATTTTCTTCCTTTCTCAAGTCGGTGTTTCATC